AACATCGCAGCCGTTTTCTTGCGGTCCAGTTCGGCGTCATCATATTGGTCGAGCAAAAACAGCCGCACCATGGCAGGCGCCATATGCGGCAACCCCCGGATTTGCCCTGCGTCAATGGGGCGGTAGATGTGCAGAACATCCTCGGCTGGCACCCGGGTCGTCAGCGGCACTGGCATGGTCTGGTCCGTGCTGTCGCCGGGGTGACGGCGCCGGAAGTGATAAGCCACACGCCGTCCGATCAGGTCAAACTCAATCCCGCAACGTATTGGGTTGCCGTTGGCGGCGGCCTCTGTCTTCTCGAAGGGAAGCATTTCAGACTGCAATAGCTGCAGCTGGATCGGCACCAGCAGGCCATCCTCGGACCGGCGCGGGCGCATCCGCACAAAGCATTCGCCCGCGACGAACATCTCGCGCGCCACCATCGCTTGCAACCCGTAGAAATCGGTCAGACCGTCAGCATCCGCTTCATCGGTCCAGGCGAGCCACAACCGCTGGACCTGATCGCGCAGAGCCGGATCCTCAATCAGCGACGACGGCTTGATCCCGTCGCCCACCAAATTCGACGCAAAGGCCTCGCAGGCATTTGCCGCGTAGCCATTGGTCACCACCAACTCACGCGACCGCGCCAGCAGACGCGGGCCGCCCGAGGCAACCAGCGAGTTGATATTCTCCAAGGGCGGTTGCCAGCCCCGCAAGCGCCGCTGCGACATTGCCCCTTCCAGTCGCGCGCGCACGTCTTTTGGACCGCCGGTTCCCCGGCGGCGAAAGCCATCAAACCAGCCCATGCGTTACAGCCCTTTGCTGGTGATCACGCGCACTTGGCGGATAATCTTGCGCCCCTCGGCCGCTGCGATCTCGCGGTCCAGTACCTCAATGGCCCGGTCGATTTCGGCGATGCTGCGATAATCCACGGTCTTGCCGTCGTAGCTGACCCGCGCCACGCCTGAGGAACGCTGCGCCGAGAGGGCGTCACGGCGGGTTTTAAGATCGGTGATTGTCGTCATATGAATTGACCCTTGGGTGAAAAGTGTTTCAGTTGATGGGCCTGCCCTCCATTGAAAGCAAACCCATGACCCCCTCCGAAATCATGCGCGAGCTTGCGCGGGACGACATGTTCCCAAAGGCCGCCATGGCCGCTGCAGGCGAGCAGCGTAATGCAATGACGCCAATCTTCCTCGAACTGGCCGCGCGGCTTGGGCGCCAAAACGTGTCCGCCATGCGCGGCGCTGATCTGATGGCACTTATCCCGGTCTTCTATCTGCTAGGCGAATGGCGGGTCACGCATGCCTATCGCCCCTTGCTTCACATGCTGCGCTGCCCGACCAAAACCATCGATCACACCCTCGGTGATGCGGTGACGGAAGTCAGTTTTCGCGTCATCGCGGGCACCTTTGATGGCGATCTGCAGCCCTTGTTCGAGGCCATTCTTGACCTGCAAGCCGACGATTTCGCGCGCAGCTCCCTGATGAGCGCCCTTGTCCTGATCGCAGACATCCATCCTGATCAGCGCCCTGCGATCGAGGATTTCATCCGGACCTTCCGGACGCGCCACCTCAAGGCATCGACAGATGTGCTGATGGGGTGGACCGAAACCATTGCCGATCTTGGTCTTGATGACATGACCGAAGCAGTTCGTGAACTTTTCGACAAAGGCCTGATCCCCAAGGATTACTGCGACTTCTCGCATTTTGTTGAAGATCTGCAGGCGACGCGCGATGCGAACGGTGCCCCAGGCAACCCCCGTTATGGCGAGGGACTGATCACTGATTCCATCGCTGAGCTGTCGAAATGGCACTGCTACACAGATGCGTTCTTCGAGCAGCAAAAGGTGCGCAAGGTCAGCAACGATCTGCGCGTGGCTCCTTGGACCGAGTTCTTAAAGAACCCTGCACCTTCCGTTGGCCGCAACGACCCATGTCTCTGCGGCAGCGGCAAGAAGTTCAAGAAATGCTGTCTGCAATGAAGCAGCATCAGACTCGGGTCGATCAACGCATGTAATTCGACGTCACAGTCCTGCGCCGCGCCGGACTGCGCACCGCACGGATGGATCCTGCAGCACCCTTGTCTTGATCCGCATTGTCGCTGCCGTCCCCTGCCACCTGCGCCTCCAGATCGACCCAGCGCGCCTCTGACCAGCGATCTGCCCCGATAATCCAGGCAGCCGCGCGGGCGTAGACCCGGCAATCCAGCGCCTCGTTGCGTTCACGCAGCTTTTGCCATTCAAGCCGGGCAAAGCCGCGTTTGGTGCGAACCGTGACCAGTTCCTCGGCCACCAACTGCTTGAGCCATTCGCTGTCCACCCAATCGGGCAGATGCACCGTGCCGGGCGGGAACGTTACGCCCTCGGCCAATTCTTCCTTCGTCGGGCGCGGCAGACCGAGATGGCGGTAGGTCTCCGCCTTGAAGGTGGCCACCGCCACGGTCCAAAGCCGAGCACCCCGGCGCAGGCGTTTGCCCGCGTCGGTTACATCGACATAGGTTGGGCCCGATACCGGGCTGGAACGGTTGAACCCTTCGACGCCCTTGACCGGGGCAACCTGCGCCACGCCTTGCCGCCGCGACCAGGCATAAACGGCCGGAGCCTCGTAGCCGGTGTCGATTGCGAGCTTGGCCAGCCGTAGCTGTGCCCCGTTCTGATGCACCCACGTCCGATCCAGAAGCTTTGTCAGCTCGGCCCACGCACCCTGATGGTCTGGGCCACCCTCGATCACGATATGATCGACCAGCCAGCTCGTGCCGCCCCGGCCCCAGGCCCAGACGTCGACCTCGATCCGGTCCTTTTGCACGTCAGCCCCGGCGGTCAGGAACAGCCCGCCCGCCGGCACAATGCCCGGCTTCCATGTCTCGCGGCGATCATAGAGCCGCGACCAGTCCGGCGCTTCGCCGGTTTCCACCCATGTTTCGCCGAGGATCGTGTTCTTGAACGCCCGGATGGCCTCATCCGAGCCCTGCGCTGCCTCCCATGCCCGCACGATCCGCTCCCAGCTGAGCCAGCCGATCGGCGAGTAAAGCGCCGAGAGGTGATAGCCGACGGTGCCTGGATCGGTGGCGACAGCGGTTGCCCGCCATTCGCCCGCCTCCAACAATGCCGTCTTGTGATGTTCTGCAATGGCGCGGTCGCAGCCCTCGCAATGATAGGCCGCCGCCTCGGGTCGTCCCTTGTCCCAGCGCAGCCGCTCGAACTTGAGCCACTGGAACTGGCTGCAATGCGGACATGGCACGAAGAACCGGCGCTGATCGCTGGCCTCGTACTCCCGCTCGATCCGGCTCAGCCCCCGGATCGTCGGGGTGGAGACCAGAAACACCTTGCGCCGATGGGCGAAGGTCAGAGACCGCGCCTCGGCCAGACTAACCGGGTCGCCTTCATCGTCGGCCGAGGCCGGATAGGCATCGACCTCATCCAGAAAAATGTATCGCGCCGGGGTCGAGCGCAGTCCGACCGCCGAGTTCGCCCCGGTCATGATCAGGATGCCGCCCGCGAATTCCTTCGACAGCATCGTGTTGCCCGCATCCCGCGAGCGCGCTGGTTTGACCCGTTCGCGCAGCTCCGGGCTTTCCTCGATCAGCGGATCGATCCGCTGACGCGAGTTGCGTTTCGCCAGTTCCACCGTCGGCTGCACCGCGAGCATCGGCCCCGGCGCATGATGGATGGCAAAGCCGATCCAGTTGTTCCCGGCTTCAGTCGCGCCGACCTGTGCCGCCTTCATGAACACGATGCGCTGGACAGCGGAACTCGGCGACAGCGCATCCATGATCTCGCGCATGTAGGGCGTGCGCGCTGTGCGATAGCGGCCCGGTTCAGCGCTGGCCCGCGATCCCAGCATTCGGTGCGCATCGGCCCATTCCGACACTGTCAGATTGGCATCCGGCCGGAGCCCCCGGCCCCATTCCCGCAATAGGCGATCTGCACCGTCGAAGGCGTCGGTCTCAGCGAAGGTCGATTCGGACCTCGGCGAGGCTGTCGAGTTGGGCACGGACATGGGCTTCCAGAACCTTCTGCATCATGACGGGCTCCAGACTTCCGTGATCCTCGATCATCACCCCCAATTCCGACGCCATCAGAGCCGCCGCCCGTGCGGGCCAGGTCACCCAGGCGTCGCGTTCCTCCCGCGCCAGCCGGAACACCAGTCCCACCGCGCGGTCCCGGTCGATCAACTCGCACTTCAGCTTCGCGAGCTTCAGCTTGCGCTCCTGCGCCTTCAGCACCTCGTTGGCAGTCTTGGCTTGAAGGAAAGTGGTGCCGCCGCCAGTGACTGGGGCGGGCAACCCTTCCTCACGCAGGGTGTCGCCAACCGCCGACAGCGCAGTGTCTGGCACCGGCTTCAGTTTGGGTGCCGGTGGCGGGGCATTCGCTGACGCACCGCGCTGCTTTGCCGGATCCGTCATCGCGGCGCGGTGCACATCGGATGCGGCCGGATCAATCGACCCATCGGCGTGCTGAACCAGCCGCCCGGTATCCTTGGCCTTCTGGATGGCACCCCGCGACAGGCCGACATGGGCGGCATATTGGCGCTCGCTCATCCCCTGCATATCGCACCCCGCATCCTTCATAAAGCAATGATATTGCTTGGAAATGAGTTGATTAGACTCCGCTATGGAGCGATTCTCGGAACAGGAAATCACCCCTGATCGGAGACCAGATCATGACCATCGAGACAAAAGCCAAACCCGCCGCCCCGGAGGCGCTGATCCTCGAGATCGCCACCAGGCACTTCTTCGTCGAGACGCTGGACACCAGGAACAGCGACCAGCTGGATTTCCACGATGTGGCCGTCTGGGCGATGCGCGCCGCCCTTGAGGATGCCTATGAGGCCGGGCGCATCGCCGGTGCCAAGGCCATGCTCGCCACCGCTACCTCCCGCTAAAAGGAACGAACCATGGCCACCACCACCACCATCCGCGTCGACATCGCCACACTGCCAGACCATCTCGACCGCAGCCGCCTGAACAGTGTCGCCGCCAGCATTGAGGAAGCCCTGAAAGACGCAGGGATCAAGGCCGACTGCTCGGACCTTTTCTCGCACCTCAAGATCGAACTGCCGACAGCACAGCTGGCCGCCGCCAGCGCCGTGCTGGCCGACCTGCAGCTGATCTGACGGAGGGCCGCATGAGCACGCGCGCGCAGATCGCCATCGAGATCGGGCCCGGAGAATGGGCGCAGGTCTACGTTCACTACGACGGCTATCCCAGCCACATGCTGCCTGCGCTGGAGCGCTGGAAGCCGGAAGATATCCTCGCCGCCTGCGAAATCCGGCAGGTCCGCGCCGACGAGATCGAGGCCTTCGAGAGCCCCCGCGCCCCGCCAATCCTGCCGCGCCCGGCGCGCCAGTTCTGCCACCTTTATGGATGGCAGGACGGGGCTTGGGCTGAACTCGATCCCGAGACACATGCACCCGAAGGAACCCCCGAATGACCGATCTGTCCCTCAACTGCCTGCCTGAAGGCGAAACCCTCGCCGATCTTGCCCGCCGCGAATGCGCCATCGGGTTCGATCTGCGCTTTTGTCGCAGCGTTGCCGTGTCCGAACATGACCGCGACACCGTCACCTGCGACCCGTCCGAGGCTGAATTCGCCACGCTCTACGCCCTGACCGATCTGGGTGAGGCCATCGCCATCCTTGATGCGAACCTTACCAGCTCCGGTGCTGACGAGGTCGCCGCCGTCGCCCGTGCGCTGTTCGTGGCCATGGTCAACGCCCGCCGCGATCCGCCCGACGCCGCCCAGCGCCACGAGGCGGAACAGGCGGTGCTGATCGACCACCACCGGATCGGGTGATCCGAAAGCAATCATATGGCTCTGATTTACCTACACTTTCGGGAAGATCAGAGCGAATCTGATTGCATGATGACGATGCGACCCAACCAAGGAGGCAGCAACATGACCCGCCCTGCGACCGACAATGCCAAAGCCCTCGATGCCTTCATGACCACCAAATCCCAGATCGACGCGATGCTGGAGCGCCTGAAGGCCCTGAGCGACGACCACTTTGCCACTCATCCCGACGAGATCCACTGGGGGAACGTCGGGACCCTGAACCATTATGCCAGCCTGCTGCGCCGGATCACCGACAGCGCGTTTCGCAAGGGCGAACACGCCGAGTGAGGACACGCCTTCCGGGACACGCCCGCCGCTTGGCGGGCTTGCCCTCGTAGAAGGGCAGCGATTGTCGCGCCCCGACAAGGAGACGACGATGACGCAGATCCAGCTGACTGATACCCAATCCATCATCCTTTCAACCGCCTGCGGACGCGCCGACGGAATGGTGTTTCCCATCACGGCTAAGCTGAAGGGCGGAGCCGTCGGCAATGTGTGCAAGAGCCTCCTGAAACACGCGCTCCTTGAAGAAGTTGCTGCAACCGACCTGAACACGGTCTGGCGGCATGACGAAGATCGCGGCCCGATCACCCTGCGTGCGACGCCGCTGGCCTATTCGACGCTTGGGATCACCGACGACCCAGAACCCGCAAGTTCCGCCCAGATCATGGCCGAAGATATGCGCCACCGCGCTGGCACCAAGCAGGACACCCTGATCACCATGTTGCGCGCACCGGAAGGTGCAACTATCGCCGAGATCGTCGTAGCGACGGGCTGGCTCAGTCACACTGTGAGGGGATCAATGTCCGGGGCGCTGAAGAAAAAGCTTGGCCTGACCATCACCTCGGAAAAGGTCGATGGTCGGGGGCGGTGCTACATGATTGTCGAGGACTGAACAGTAAGGCCAAGACCTAGATCACGCCGCCGTCCTGCTCGACGGCGGCCGCTCAGTACAGCGGTCAAATATAACCGACGCGAAGAGCCCTGAGCAGTTGTTCGCCCAGAGCATGGCGCGATGGAATGGCGTGCTTATGTAGCAACGCACCCGGCCCTCACCGTCCTTGGCACCGGATAGGGCGTTCCCTCTCGCAGTGCGCTCAGGAAAAAGACCTCCGTTTTCGGGGAAAGGCTCCATGCGATCGTATTTTTCGTGTGTCGGTATTGATGTGAGGCATCAAGCAATGGAACCTGAAGAGCCCTCGAATTTGGCAGCTGCAGCTCTGTCGAGCCGTCTGATTTCAATAATCGTCCGGGAAGACAATTGTGTTGGCTACCGCATCACACACTGACGTCATGCGACTGTAATCAGGGGGAAGCTCATCCACAGACGGCTTCGTCGGGTCCGCGAAGGCCATGCACTGCAGGATCACGAGGTTGGTCCCTTGCGGCACCATGTAGCTTCGCATAACCATAGGCAGGGTTACATCGAGCCGCTGCATATTCGCCGTCTGGTCGATCCGGATCGCGCTCCGGTTCTCGATAACGACAGGCTTCGCTTCAAGCAGCTCACCACCACCAACCATGAAAGCGTCCCAGTCGGGGTGGTCGAACGCTTCCTTGATATCCGCGTCGGTAATGGGGGCAGGACCGACGTCCCTGATCGTGAGCGCGATGAAGATCCCGCCGGTGCCATTCTGGTTGGTCCAACTCTGTACAATATGCGGCCGATCGCCATCCTTACCAAGCCAGCTCACCGGAACCTTCATATTGACAGTGGACCCGAGCGACTTGGGTAGGCCCTCCGAGCTGAAGTCGCGGTAGCTGCTCTCGGCGATCTCCGCGCCGGGCTGTTCAGCGTACTTAAGCCAAAGAATACCTTCCAGAACGGGTGAGGCGATCTGCCCCTCGATGCGGGCCTGGACTTCCTGAAGGAAGGCGATACTCTCGTCGCGGGAGTAGGACCGACGCAGCGTGCCATCGAGCTGCGCGACCATCTGGCTCAGCATGTCGTCGCGCTGCTCAGCGTCCGGAATGGCTGCCATAAGAACTGCGTAGGCTCGAGCGGAGGGATCGCTGTAGGCGGCTGAAAAGAGAGCCTTCAGGAGCTCGGTGTCCGGCGCAAGGTCGGGGTGTTGCTGGGCAATCAGATCAAGGACTAGGGTCTGGCCAGAAACGAAGCCGTAGACTGACGAAGCCAGTGCGACGGACTGACGGTTCAGCACTACGACGGAAGGATCAAGAGTGCTTTGTGCGAACGAAGGCCCGCTGAGCATGACAACGGCGGAAAGCAAAAAACCGAAAAATGTCTTCATGGTAAATCCTGCCGGTCAATGAGGGTCACTGGTGCCAAGTCAGACTAACGGGCGAAGCCGAAAGCGAAAAGTTGAATTTTCGCCGATAACAAATGAGCTCATCCCCGAAGTTCGGACAGTGGCGGAAGCTATGATCTGACGTCTGCTGGTCTCCAAGCACGAGGATATCCGATCGAATCAGGCCCGATGCTTGAGAGAGCGACCTATAAGATCTTTCAGGATTTTCCCTGCACTGGTTTAATGTTACCTCGAGGCTACGGCAAAGGCGGGCAATTCCTAAAAACCGAGGTATTTATGACCGAACTCATTCTTGGCATGACGAGTAACTACTTCGTCCGGTTCATTTTCGTTCTTTTCCTTTTCGTAATCGGCCTTGCAGTCTCTTCGGCGATCGACCGCGAGCCTAAATCGATGGGCCGCTTCGTATATGGTCTGATTGTGGTATTCACCACGGCCATCTGGAATGGCGCGCCGGGCCTCTGGGCGGCCGTTTCCGCGACCAACGTCGACACAGCTAGCTGGGTGTACTTTGCAGTTATGTCCGCGGCCGGGCTTTTCCTTGCTTTCGCGTCACGACGCCGCTCGGTCGATGTATACGGAAACGCCGGGAACGCCTACATGGCCGCCATCCCGCTGGTAAACCTTGTCCTGATCTTCAAGGGCCCCGAGAACAAGCGGACAGCAGCGCGTCCGATCTGGGTCTCGCTCATTCGCACCGTCGTGTTCATTGCGCTTGCTGTGGTAGCCATGTTGCCGGGGGTGTTTCTTCAGGTCATCGGTAAAGAGGGAAATATCCAACCCAACATTGCAGACCTCGCTCCTGCTCGAGCAGTCAAGATCACGGCGATGATCAACGACGCGGCGGCACCCGCCTTCATCGACGAGAACACCATTCTGAAGGGCGCAAAAAGCGAAGGCATGACGCTGGTTCTGCAGTATCAGGTGTTTGGCGATGTCTTCGACAACGCTTCGCCCGAGATCTTCCAGTTTGCGATGACTGGTACGCTCACCAATGCAGCATGCGCCGACCCGAACTTCCGCCATCTGATCGAGGTTGGAGGTGCCGTCCGCTTCCAGTACGACATCCTGACGAAGGGTGGGATGGAAAAGGCGGCGGTGACTGTTTCGTCATGCTGAGCTTCGCGCCCCAAAAGGTCATCGCGAAATTTCATGCGGAGCGTCTTTCTCCCGCGCCGCAGGCAATCCACATGGGCTCTCCGTGTCGACAGGTTCGGCCCCCCGTTTGAACTAGCAGAGCGTCCACTTTTCGTGCTTCCAAATGTCAGAGCTAATAGCTTTATCCGTCCGCTTCTCGTCCTCCAAGTTGGTGATGCTGCGACCGCGAAGGGTTTTCGGGCGGATGATGCGAACGAAGCTTTGTCCGCATAACAGGCGGAATCTACCGCATGCGGATCACCTCGAACAACCGCCGCAAGGCGTAGCTGCGGCCTATCGATACGATTGTGAACACTGCGCCCATCTTCAGGTTCTGTGCCAGCGTCGTGTGCAATCCGAAAATCGGGAAGATCAGGATCTGGGTGACAACCGCTACCCCATAGCCCACGACGACATTGGCCACCGCTTCAACCAGCGACATGGCGCGCGATTGCTTCATGCTGGCGCCCCGTTATCCAACGGCCAGCAATTCAGCTGCCAGAGTTCGCAGCGCATGCGCTGCAACCAAGGGGACCACTCCGTTGCCACAAAGGCGAAGCCGGTCCACCCGGTGGGCCAGCCCATCAGCGCCTCGACGAACAGCGGGTTCAAGGTCCGGCGCACATCGGAGGTACCGCTCCCAGCCATCGGCGTCACCAGGACCTGGCGGCCAAGCAGGCCGTTGACCGGCGTGTTCGCCAATGTCGTCGCCCCATCCTTGTGATCGCGCGCCGTCGGGGTCATCCACAGACGGCTGGCGTATGTCAGATCGGCCGTCCGCCGGTTGCCCGCGCTCGGCTTGCACCCATCGTTCGCCATCGGCGTTGGCCAGTCCCGCGCCATGCCGTCCAGACCCTTCTCGTCTTTCCGCTCGCCACCCCGGCTGCGGAAGCTGTCGGTCTGCGGCGTCGGCCACATTACGGCGCTCGTTGCGAGGTTCATCCCATGCTGGCCCGCTGCCTGTGACGGTGTCGGTTTCGTCTGCCGGTTCTCGTTGGCACTGGCGCGGCGCGTCGGCCACAGCCGCATCATTTCCGTCCGGTTCCCGCCACTCGACCGGGTGCCAGAGCAGGCGCGCGGGGTCGGCCAGCTCGTCGCCCTCGCGGATGGCGAGGATGAACAGCCGCTCGCGCTTGTGGGGTGCACCGACTTCCGCCGCCGTAAAGAGGCCTGCCGCAAGGCAGTAGCCCATGCCGACCAGTCCGCTGGCGACTTCGGGGAAGCCGAGGCGGAGATGATGGGCGACATTCTCGAGGAAGACGAAGGGCGGCCCGACCTCGCCGATGATGCGGGCGATATGCGGCCAGAGGTGGCGTGGATCCTCGGTGCCGAGGCGTCGGCCCGCGACCGAAAATGGCTGACAGGGGTACCCGGCTGAGAGGATATCCACCACGCCGCGCCACGGTCGGCCGTCGAAAGTGGCAACGTCGTCCCATACAACCGCCTGATCCAAGGCCGCGTCTTCCATCCGCGCCACGAGAGTGGCTGCGGCGTAGGTTTCCCGTTCGACATAGCCCACAGCACGATATCCGGGGATGGCGATGGTAAGCCCGAGGTCGAGCCCGCCTGCGCCGGAGCAGAGGGACAGGCCGAAGAGGCATGCGTCTTCGGTTCCGGAAGCGCGTCCGGTGGGATGTAAAGCCAGGTCATGCATGTCACGCTGCGGATTTGGGTTTGCGGGCGGGTTCTGGATCGGCGTCTTTGTCGGGTGCATCGGCGGGGGCGTCAGCATTATCGCCCAGCCGCTCGGTCCGCACCTGCCCAAACGTTCGGCCATCTCCCTCGAGGATCGCATCGCGGCCGGTGTCGGCCTGCCAGCGTTCGACGGCGACGTCGATATATGCCGGGCTGATTTCCATCGCGAAGACACGGCGGCCATTGGCCTCGCCCGCCATGATCTGCGAGCCGGAACCACAGAAGGGCTCGTAGCAGAGCCCGCCGCGCGCCACATGCTGGCGCATCGGGATCCCGAACGCATCCAGCGGTTTCGGCGTCGGGTGGTCGGGGCGGTCATCCTTGGCGAAACTGGGCAGCGCCCATGTGGATGCGAGGGTTTCCTCGGCTACTTTCGGTGGGCGATTGCCCCTGATCCAGCCCATGAAGCAGGGCTCGT